AAAGCGGTCGGATGGGTTCGCGGATTGAATCTAATGAAGCACTGGAATTAAGACTTCAAGAAGAGGTCGTTCGCGTGTTAGAATTACTGGGTCGGGAGCTGAAGCAAAAAAGTAATTTCACGCTCTATAACGCAGAGGCGAATTGGCATGGCGAAGAAAATCACTGGCGACAAGGCGGCACCGGAGAAGTATACAAGCGGGGGCTGGGCGAAAGCGGACGATCCGATCTACTCGAGAGGATGGACGATAGCGCCCAATATGTCCGGTCGTCTTTACAAGAAGGAATCGCCCGACTCCAATCAGGTCAAGCGACGAGACTCAGGCGACGCCCAATAAAGGGTAGATCACTACTCAGACCAATCGAACAAGCCACCCCACGGGGTGGCTTTTTAGTTAGATAACCACCCTTCGGGGTGGTTTTTTTATGGAAAAAATATGGCAAAACCTACTGACGAAGAACTACTAGCGAGAATAGGACAAGAGGTTAATGTCGCCCTGGGGAACGACGACGAGCTGTCCGACCAACGCCGCGAGGCGATGGACCGCTACTGGGGTCTGCCATACGGCAACGAGATCGAAGGGCGCAGCCAGGTCTGCACCACCGACACCCAGGACGTCATCGAGTGGATCAAACCTTCGCTGGTACGCATCTTCGCCTCTGGCGATCAGATTGTTAAGTTTCACCCTGAAGAACCAAACGACATTCCTTACGCCGAGCAAGCCACGTCTTATGTGAATTTCATCCTCACGCGAGACAATAACTGGTTCGACATCTTCACCACCTGGATTACCGACGCACTGCTCCAGAAGCTCGGCATAGTCAAAGCCTGGTGGGACGAGACCGATTACCTGGACCGCGAGGAGTACCACGACCTCGATGACATGGAGCTGGAAGCACTCCTGGCCGACGAAGAGGTCGAAGTCCTCGAGCACACCGAGAAGGAAAGCGATCCAGCTGACGATGAGATGGGAATGCAGCAGCTGCCGCAGATCACCCACGATCTGGTCATCACCAGGAACACAAAAAAGGGGAGAGTGAAGCTTGAGAACGTGCCGCCCGACGAGTTTCTTATCGACCGTGACGCCAAGACCATCGACGACGCCAGGTTCGTTTGTCATCGAGTCCGAAGGACCGTCACCGACATGCGCGAGCAGGGCTACGACGTGGACATCGAGCGCCTGGGTAATGGTAGCGGTGATATTGCTGCCTTTAGTGCTGAACGAAGCAGCCGTTATGAGTTTGATCAGTCCAGCCCTTACGGGTTTGATGGAAACTCCGAGGATGCTCTAAAAGAATTCTGGCTTTACGAGTCGTACATCAAAACCGACTACGACGATGACGGCATCGCGGAGCTGCGTCGTGTACTCAGCGTCGGCGATCAGATACTCGAGAATGAGCCGGTCGATCGCAAACCGTTCTGTACGATAACGCCGATCAAGATTCCGCACCGGTTGTTTGGTATGTCCGTTGCCGACCAGGTGGGCGACATACAACTCGTGAAAACAACGCTGATGCGAAATCTCCTCGACTCAGCTTATTTACAAAATAGCGGTCGCATGATGGCAGTCGAGGGTCAAGTAAATTTAGATGACCTCGTCACAGCACGCCCAGGCGGCATAGTGCGCACTCGAGCGCCTGGTGCGGTTACGCCATTACCGACGCCACCGCTGCAGCCTTACATCTTTGACATGCTGCAGTACATGGATCAGATACGTGAAGAGCGCAGCGGCATCGCTCGCATGTCACAAGGTCTCGATGAGAACGCACTAACGTCGCATACGTCCGCGACCCAAGTGGCGCAAGTGATGACAGCAGCTGCGCAACGTGTCGAGCTCATTGCTCGTCAGTTCGCTGAGACCGGTGTTAAGGATTTAATGAATGCCGTTTACGAGCTGGTGCAAAAGCACCAGGACAAGGAGCGTGTGATTCGTTTACGCAACGAGTGGATACCTGTGCATCCCGCCAGTTGGAAGGATCAGATGGATTGTGTCGTAGCCGTTGGCCTCGGTCACGGCAATCGGGATCAGCAGCTGATGCACCTGTCGCAGTTGATGCAGTTTGCATCGCAAGCGATGTCCGGTGGTCTGTCGATCGTCAACGAGCAGAACCTGTACAACCTGGGCGCCGAGCTCGTAAAGAACATGGGCTTTAAGGACGTCGAGTCGTTCCTGACGGACCCGAGTAAACAACAACAGCAGCAGCAAGGACCGGACACGCAAGAGCAGATGGCGCAGCAAGAGATGATGCTCAAGCAGGGTGAGCTCGAGATCAAGATTGCCGAGACGCAGATTAAACAGCAGAAGTTGCAGATGGAAGCAGTACAGAACGAACAGGAGTTAAAGCTAAAGGCCGCAGAGCTGAAACTCGAAGCTGAACAACATCGGCCCGTAGCAATCGGAGACACATAATGCCAAAGAAAACAAGAGGTGTAATGAGTGATCGAGAAAAGAAAATGTTTCTCAATATGGGCGAAGATATTTTGACGGGAAGGAAAAAAATGCCGAAGGGGCGTATCAGCGATAGAGAAATGAAGATTTTTCTCGACGGTATGAGTCGTGCTGGAACTGCACGTAACAAACCTAAGTGGAAAGATCGCTCCGCTTATCCAGGACGCAAAAAATGACAACTGAAGAACAACGCGGAGAGCACGCGAAAACCCTTCTCGAAGATTACATGATCGATGAAGCATTCGAGGCTATTCGTGGTGAGATTCTTTCAGCATGGGAACATTCAGAAATAGACGATCTAAGCGCCAGGGAGACCGCTTATATATCGTTGAAACTTCTTTCGCGTTTGCGCGTTTACTTCGAGTCTATTGTGACCACCGGAGAATTCGCGAAGACGGAAAAAAGGGAAGCTCGATACAACTGAGCTTAAATCGAAACTAGCCCACAAGGATGTGGGACGTCGCCCACGGGCGGCGTTTTTCAAGGAGTTTAATGATGGCGGACACGCAAGCAGCACCCGTCCAGGCAGTTGATGCACCAGCGCCTGGTTCGTTAAGACAGGCAGAACAGGCATTCATGGGTCTTCTGGACTCGCAAGATCAACCAGAACCTACTGAAGCCGAACCGACCGAAGAATTACAGTCCACGGATGAGATTCCAGACGAAGATTCCCAGGCGGATTCTGAAGACGAAACCGAAGAGTTAGTCGAAGACGATCCCGAAGAGGACACCGACGACGACGAGCTCGAGGAAGAGTCACAGGGTGACGAAGAGGAAGATGACGACCCCCTTTACGCTGTAAAGGTGGACGGAGAAGAGCTCGAGGTAAATCTCGAGGAGCTTCTCAAGTCTTACTCTCGACAATCAGATTACACCCGCAAAACCCAAGCTCTATCTGAGAACCAGAAGGAGATCGATACCCTGACGCAACAGCATCAGGCCGAAATCCAACAGATTCAGCAAGAGCGACAGCAGTACATGGACTCATTGAGTCAGGTCATTGAAAACGCCAACCTGGACAAATTCAATGTCGATTGGGAGCGTTTAAAAGCCGAAGACCCTCTGGAGTACATAACCAAAAAGCAAGAGTTCGCTGACGCCAAAGACAAGGTGCAGCAGTTGCAGCAACAGCAGCAACAGGCCGCAGCTCGTCAACAACAGGCACAACAGGAACAATTACAGCAGCAAATGAGCTACGAGCATACGCAGCTTGTCGAGAAGCTCCCCCAATGGGGAGAACCCGAGAAGCAGACCAAGCTCGCCGGTCAGTTGCGGTCCTACTTATCGGACCAGGGTTATGTGCCAGAAGAAATCGACGGTTTAATCGATCACCGATCCTTTATTGTCGCCCACAAGGCGATGATGTACGACGCGCTACAAAAGGCCGATCCGAAAGCTAAAAAGCTGAAGAACAAGCCTCGAGTGGTTCGTGGTGGGAAAGGAACGACCAAGGCTAAATCTCAAAGAGATCGTGTGCAACAAAACAGAAACCGTCTTAAGCAAACGGGTCACGTCCGTGACGCAGCTCGTGCGCTCGAGGACTTCATATAGGAAACACATCTCATGACAGTTCCAACTAATACGCGCTTGACTCACAGCGCGATAGGCATGAGGGAAGATTTGGCTGGCGTCATCTATGACATCAGTCCGACCGACACCCCAATGCTTTCAAATATGGGTAAGGAAGGTTGCGATCACACTAAGTTCGAGTGGCAGACTGATGCACTCGCTGCGGCTGCAACTAACACGCACCTTGAAGGTGATGACTCGGCTGCGACAGCAGTAACCGAGACTACGCGCCTGTTCAATTACACCAGCATCGCGAAAAAAGTGTGCCAGGTGTCAGGCACCTCCAAGGCAATGGACTTTGCTGGTAAAAACAACCAAGGCGAGCTCGCATATCACATGTCCCGTCGTGCGCAAGAATTAAAGCGCGATATGGAAAAGATGATCTGCGACAACGTCGCCCAAGTTGCTGGTGGCGCGAGCACGAAGCGTGTCTCAGCTGGTCTCCCTGCGTGGATCGCAACCAACTATCATACGTTGGGTACATCCTCTGCTGGTAGTGCCAGTACTGGTAACGGTACGGATACCGCTACCAATGGCGGCACGGCAAATGCAATCACCGAGGCTGGCATTAAGACAGTCTTGCGCGAGTGCTTTGACAGTGGTGGTTCACCCGACACAATGGTCGTCGGTGCTTTCAACAAACAGGCAATCTCTGCTCTCACGCAGAGCGTAGCTCCGTTGCGTGGTGACGCTGGTGGTAAACCAGCAACGGTGACTGCAGCGGTCGATATTTACGTTTCCGATTTTGGAAGCGTGAAAGTTATAACCGACCGATTCAGTCGAGCTCGTGATGCCTGGTTCATGGACTTCGATTACTGGGCTATAAGTTATCTACGTCCATTTAAGCAAGAAAGCTTGGCTAAGACGGGCGACAGTGAGAAGCGTCACCTCGTCGTCGAGTGGGGTCTCAAGTCAAAAAATGAAGCCTCAAGCGGCTTCTTGGCGGACCTCTCCACCTCGTAACCACGTTGTAACCACGAAAGCGCCCCTTCGGGGGCGCTTTTTTTTGGAATTTTTTTATGGCAAAAACTCGCTTCTTCGATCAAACCCCAGCAACCACAACCTACTGGCATGACGAGCCTGATGGCACGATCACGCTAAATACCGTCCAGGACGTTGAACCCGTGCTCGACGCCAACAAGCGTCTATTCAACGAGTACGGTGATAAGCGCACCCCTGGCAAGATGGGTGAGTGGCACTTGGCGGCGTCAGTCCCGCAGAACGTATGGGACCGTTGGTGCCTCGAGACGAATGGCGCGGTAAAGAATGACAAAAAACTGCTCGCGAAATATCTGAACTCACCCGAGTTTAAATATTTCCGAACATCACCAATGGACATCTAATTATGTATCGACCAGTAAAAACACATCGGGTATCTCTAAGCACGACCAGTGCTGCGATGAGTGATGCTGTCGGAGGTTCTGACACCGGTTCAGTCTGGGGCATCCTCGTAACGGCAGACTCGAACTGCTTTATCGAAATCGCAGCCGCTCCCACTGCAACCACGACTGCCAGCATGTACGTGCCGGCTAACGTCAATCCGATTTTCTTGAAAATTAACAACGGTGAAAAGGTGGCCGGAATCGTGTCGGCAAGCACCGGTTACCTTTACGTTACGGAGCTCAGCAGATAGTGGCATTATCGACCTTCAGTGAGCTCAAGACCGATCTAGCAAACTGGTTGGATCGTTCTGATCTCACGTCACAAATACCAAGCTTCATCAAATTAGCCGAAGCCAGGATTTCGCGTGACCTGAAGATACGTGCTATGGAAACCAGGTCAACGGCTTCTACCACTGCGAGTGATCGTACTCTCGGGCTACCAACCGGTTACCTTGAGATGCGCAACATTCAGCTGAACACTGATCCGATTACATCACTCGAGTATTTATCACCCGAAATGATGGATCGTCTTTGGGGCGGAAGCTCCACCGGTAGACCGAAGACTTACACTCTGATAGGCGATGAGCTGTTCCTGGGGCCGGCACCGGATTCGGTAATGACCATAGAGATGGCGTACTACAAAAAATTCGACGCTCTCTCAAGTAGCACTACTACTAATTGGCTACTAACAAACGCACCCGACGTGTACTTGTATGGATCGTTGCTGGAAGCTGCTCCCTACCTTCAGGACACTGAAAACTTACAAGTATGGCAAGCGTTCTACCAGGAAGCGATTCAGCGTCTCCAGCTTGCTGATGATCGTGACCGGTACTCAGGATCAGTTCTTCGCATAATGACGACGAGCGGTAACCCGTGAGCTTAACGTGGGATGGGGATTCCCTATCCTGGGACTCGGACGGTACAACCTGGGACGCGGCGGCAATAGCCGGCGCAGCTGCGCTCGCGGTCTCGGGCGGCATGACCGACTTAATGTCGGTGACGTTATCAGGTTCTAGTACGTTTGCTGCGCAACTCAGTGGAACGCACAGCTCTACCGCAACCTTTCCGGACAGCGTATCGTTTGCGGTTCAGCAGTCGCAATCGGAGACCGCAGCACTGACCGCACCAAATACTATCGCGATTGCGCTCTCAGCCGGCAATACGTTAAGCAATGCGTTTACTGCTGTTGAGTCGGTCTCGATGGGTGTCACTCAGGACCAGGTGGTGACTGTTGCGGCGACCTTTCCTAACTCTGTCACAGTCGCAGCCAGCATGAGCTATTCGGGCCTATCGGCATTTTTATGGACTGAGTCAACAGAAGGCGCAGACACCTGGACCGTACAGACCGAGTCGGGTGACACCTGGACGGATCAAACGGAATCAACAACGACATGGACAATTCAGTATCCCTCGTAGCCACGGGCGGAATCAACATGAAAGAGGATAAAACTTTGGAATTAAAACTCGAGAATACCTGGACGGTTATCTGCAAAGATGCCAAAGGCCGAGAAAAGTGGCGCGAGGTGAATGATAACCTGGTCACCAATGCTGGCCTGGATGACATCCTGGACAAATACCTGAAGGGCAGCAGCTACACCGCTGCCTGGTACGTTGGCCTCAAGGGTGCCGGCACCGCAATCGCAGCCGATACAATGTCATCGCACTCATCCTGGAGCGAGGTCACCGACTACTCACAATCTGCGCGACCAACGCTCACGTTGGGTACGGTCTCATCGCAATCAGTCGATAACAGTTCGAGTGTTGAAACCTACTCAATCAATGGCACTGCAACTGTCGCCGGTGCTTTTTTAAACACGGATAGTACTAAGTCCGGTACTACTGGAACGCTGTACGGAGTCGTCGATTTTTCAAGTTCGCGATCAGTCCTTTCGGGCGACACGCTCGAGGTCACGGTAACACTAACCGCAGCGAGTGCTTAATTATGGGCGTCGAAGCAAGCTACGCGAATATCAGCAACCTAAATACCTCCTGGCCTTTAGGGTCTGACGGCAAGAGTGATGGAGATGCGCATCTGCGCGGCATTAAGGCAGCACTAACGGCAACCT